ACACCGTCAACCAGGCGCAGCCCAAGAGCGCCTGAGCCACTCCTCCGACCTGGGGCGGTTCCGTCGAGCCGCCCCGATTTTTCACTGGAGCCGAAACCCGATGAATATACTCCTCCTCATCCTGAAGATCTTCCCTCTGGTCCTGGCGGCGGTTCAGGCCGTCGAGCAAGCGATTCCGCTGCCTGGCCAGGGAAACAAGAAGCTGGAACTCGTGCTCGACGTGCTCAAGTCGGCCTACGACGGGAGCGCGGACCTCGCGAAGCAGTTCAGTTGGGACAAACTGGTCGCCGTGGTTGTGCCGATGATTGCCAAGATCGTCGATCTGCACAATGCGCTGGGCCTCTTCCCGAAGTCGGCCTCCTCCGCGAGCAAAGCATGACCGAACTGCAGGTGGTGCGCTGGCCGGTCGACAGGCTGATCCCTTACGCCCGGAATGCACGCACGCATAGTGACGAACAGGTCGCCCAGATCGCGGCGTCGATCGCCGAGTTCGGGTGGACCAACCCCATACTTGCCGGGTCCGATGGGATCGTCATCGCCGGCCACGCCCGCCTGCAGGCAGCCCGCAAACTGGGCCTGACCGAGGTCCCGGTCATCGTCCTCGATCACCTCAACGAAACACAGCGGCGCGCGCTCATTCTCGCAGACAACCGTCTTGCTCTGAACGCCGGTTGGGACGAAGAGATGCTCCGCGTCGAACTTACCGCGCTCGAGGAGGAGGGCTTCAACCTCGATGTGGTCGGGTTCACCGACGCCGAGTTGGAGGATCTGCTTCGCGACGCGGATACGGCGGCGCCCGGCGGGACCGATGAAGACGCCGTGCCAGAGGCGCCGGAATCCGCCGTCACCGCTCCCGGAGATGTTTGGCTGTTAGGCGACCACCGACTGCTGTGCGGTGACTCCGTCCAGATAGATGCCGTGGAGAAGGTGCTGGCCGGCGGCCTGGCTGATATGGTCTTCACGGATCCTCCGTACAACGTGAACTACGGCGCGACCATGAAGGACAAACTGCGCGGCAAGAAACGCAAGATCGCCAACGACAATCTCGGCGATGGCTTTGAGCAGTTCCTCCGCGATATCTGCGCCAACCTGCTGGCCGTTACCAAGGGCGCGATCTACGTGTGCATGTCGTCCTCGGAACTCCACACGTTGCATCGGGCGTTTACCGAGAGCGGTGGCCACTGGTCCACGTTCGTCATCTGGGCGAAGAACACGTTTACGATGGGGCGTTCGGATTATCAACGCCAATACGAGCCGATCCTCTACGGCTGGAAGGAGGGCACGGATCACTTCTGGTGCGGGGCCCGCGACCAGGGCGATGTGTGGCTCGTCAAGAAGCCGGTTTCAAACGACCTCCATCCGACCATGAAGCCAGTCGAACTCGTGGAGCGCGCCGTCTGGAACAGCAGCAAGAGCCGGGACACAGTGCTCGATCCGTTCGGCGGTTCCGGCTCGACGCTGATCGCCTGCGAGCGGTCCGGTCGCCATGCACGGCTGATTGAACTGGAGCCCAAGTACTGCGACGTTATCGTCAGGCGCTTCCAGGAGTACGCCGGCAAGGCCGCTACGCTCGAAGCGGACGGTCGCCCGTTTGCGGACGTTGCCGCCGAACGGTTGGGAGTCGCCGCATGAATCGAACGCTGCCACCGGGAGTTGGCGCAAATCGAAGCCGAACTCCGCGCGGGGAATCCCGACATCCAAGGCCTGTGCCTGGCTCTCTCGGATTGGTCAGCCGAGCTTCGCATCCTTAAGAACCTTCCATGGAAAACCACGTTCTACTTCAGGTCCTGATCGCCGCTATCGGACTGGTGTCCGGCTTGATCGGGGCGTACGTCAGCCTTCAGAACCGCGCCCTGCTGGCGGAGGTGCGTCGGGAACTGGCGGAGTTAGAGAACCGGATCATCACCCGGATCAACGGCACCTATGTGCGCGCTGGCGAGTGTCATCTCCGTGAGGAGAACATGCACGCGCGGCTGGAAGCCTTGGTGGAAGAGATCCGGAACAGAAACGCCGCCGGATTGTGAGCCGGCGGCGGTGGGAGGCGGGGCCTGTTTACTGGGCGACGCGGTAGGCCCGGTCACCGCTTTCGGATTTGAAGGACTCGACGCTGATGCCCATCTTCTTAGAGAGGCTGCCGGAGATGAAGCCGCGGACGCTGTGCGCCTGCCAACCGGTGGCGGACATGATGTCGGCGAGAGTCGCGCCAGCCGGGCGCTTCAGCATGTCGATGACGATGGCCTTCTTGCTGCCCTCGCGCGCCCCTTTGGGCCCCGTGGCGTCGCCTTTCGGCTTGGCCTCCTTGGTCGCCTTGGCCTTCTTCGGCGCGGCAGGGGCCGCCTGTGGCGCGGGGGTGGGCGTCAGTGCTTGGACCGCCTTCCAGATACGGGCGGCCGCCGTCTTGCGGTCGGTGAACTTCTTGACCGGCTTGAGGTCGCCGAACGGCGGTGCGCCGGCGAAGCTGTTCCAGACCTCGACCAGGCGGTCGGTAGGCCAGGTGGCGGCGAGCTTGGCGAGCTCCTTCTCGCTCGTAAATCGGGCCTGCTCCGCTGGGATCGCGTCTCCGGCGGTGTAGGCGGTGATGGTGTTGTCGGTGTCGATGGCAAACGTCGTCATGGTGGTGTTCCTTTCTATCGGTTCATGCCGGCGAGCTTGTCGTCGGCGGTTAGGTGCAGGTTCTTGAGATAGCCGCTGGCCAGGCGTGCCCAGCCAAACGGCGTCGAGATTTCGTGGCGCGCGGCGATGCGGCTCAACTTGAACCGGTGCGTCCCGTTGTCGAACTCCTTCTTGAGGTGGCCCCAGCGGTCGAGCTTCCAGCCGTTCCGCGTGGCCCAGGCGATCAGTTCGTCGCGGGTCATGTTCAGTACTCACAGCCCCTTGGCGTCGACCGCGCTGCGGTCTCCCAGGTCGGCCAACACGTAGGCGAGCTGCTCGGTGATCCGGCCGAGGTCGCCGGCGTACCCCCAATCGGCGGGCTCGGCTGCCTGGCGCTTTTGGTGGTCGGCTAGGCGGCTCGCGATGCGCTTCAGCAGGTCCTGGGCTTCGGTGTGCCGTTCGGCGTAGCAGCCTGCGGCGGTCTGCTTGGTGGTCTTGGTGGTGCGTTGCATCGAACACATGAATCGCTTCGGTGCGCCGGAATAGCAAGGGAATCTTCTAGAGAATCTTCGAGGCGATTGTCAGGCGAAGAAGCCGATGTACACGGACCAGCAATTGCAGGCACTACGCGACGCTCTGGCCAACGGGGTGCGCCGCGTCCGGTTCGGTGATCGAGAGATCGAATACCGGACCGTCGAGGAGTTGAAGGAAGCCATCGCCGCTGCTGAGGCGGATGTGACCAAGAACAGCGGAACGCCGGTGATCCGCCAGATCCGGGTGCAGACACAGAAGGGCTTTTGACGACAGTGGGATTCTGGAATCGACTCCGGGCGGTGTTGCCCAAGTTCCGTTCTGCTTCCGATTACGAAGCTGCCGCGGCCACTCGGCGCACCACCGGCTGGGCACCCTCCACGGGCGACATCAACACGCTCGTGTTCCAGAGCGTCGATACGCTGCGATCGCGTTCGCGGGACATGGTGCGCCGGAATCCCTGGGCCACTAACGCACTCGATGCGTTCATCGGGAACTGCATCGGCACCGGGATCAAGCCGCAGTCGCAGCATCCGGACGCCTACATCAAGGAACAGATCCAGGCGCTGTGGCTGAAGTGGACCGACGAGGCGGATGCCTCCGGCCTCACGGATTTCTATGGTCTTCAGGCTCTCGCTTGCAGGTCGGTGATGGAGGCCGGTGAGTGCCTGGTGCGGCTGCGGCCGCGCTTGCCCAAGGACGGGTTGTCGGTCCCGTTGCAACTCCAGGTTCTCGAAGCCGAGCATCTGCCGACCAACGAGACGCGGAAGTTAGAGAACGGCAACTACGTCCGTGCCGGCATCGAGTTCAACGGGATCGGCAAGAGGGTAGCCTACCGGATCTATCGAGAGCATCCCGGTGACGCGCTGAACCCGATGGCTTCCACCGAAATCGTGCGCGTGGCGGCCGACTCGGTGCTTCATCTATTCCGGCCACTCCGTCCGGGGCAACTGCGTGGGCAACCGTGGCTGACCCAGGTTCTCATCAAGCTCTACGAACTCGACCAATATGACGACGCCGAGTTGGTTCGTAAGAAGACGGCGGCGATGTTCGCGGGCTTCGTCACAAAGAATGCGCCGCAGGATTCGCTGCTCGGTGAAGCAAATCCGGATGCGACCGGCTCCGCACTGGCGGGCCTGGAACCCGGAACGCTTCAGGTATTGCTGCCTGGCGAGGACGTGAAGTTCTCCTCGCCGGCAGATGTGGGTGCGACTTATGAAACTTTCATGCGCGTGCAGTTGCGCTCGATCGCGGCCGGCATGGGAATCACCTACGAGCAACTAACCGGTGATCTCACTGGCGTCAATTATTCCTCAATCCGGGCGGGCCTCCTGGAGTTCCGCCGGCGGTGTGAGCAGTTCCAGCACCAGGTGATCGTCTTCCAGATGTGCCGCCCGATCTGGAGGGCTTGGATCGACGCTGCGGTGTTGAGCGGCGCGCTGCCGAAGCCGCAGGATCTCGCGCTCTATTACGACGTGAAGTGGATTCCGCCCGGCTTTGCCTGGGTCGATCCGCTGAAAGACATCAAGGCCCAGATTATGGCGGTGCGGGCTGGCTTCAAGAGCCGCGCCGAGGTTGTCTCCGAACAGGGATACGACGTCGAAGGCACCGACAGCGAAATTGCTGCCGATAACGCTCGCGCCGATTCGCTCGGTAACAAGTATGACTCCGATCCACGAAAGGAACCGAATGCACCCGCTACCTCATCTGGCGACGCGAATCTTTGACACGCCGCTCCTGATTGCGCCGCAGAAGCTCGAGGTGATCCTGGCGGCGCTCGCACCGCGTCTGGGAATCGAGGCTCCACCCGTCTCCGCGGCCATTTCGGTCGAGAGAGCTTCCCGCAAGCCCTACGAGGTGACACCGGACGGCATCGCCATCATTCCGGTCGAAGGGACGCTGGTACACAAGACGCGCGGCATTGATGCACTCTCGGGACTGCGTTCCTACGTGGATATCCAGCAGGAGATCGAAGATGCGGCGACGGATCCCACAATCAAAGGCATCCTGCTCGAAATCGATTCGCCTGGCGGCGAGGTGGCGGGAGCCTTCGATGTGGCCGACACCGTATACTCGGCGCGCGCCACAAAGCCATTGGTCGCCGTTGCTAACAACGACGCGTTCAGCGCCGCCTATCTGCTCGCCTCTGCCGCGCAGCGCATCTACGTGAGCCGGACCTCGGGTGTCGGCAGCGTTGGCGTCATCGTGAGCCACCTCGACGTGAGTGGCAACGACGAGAAGATGGGCTACCACTACACCATCGTCAGCGCCGGCGCCCGCAAGGCCGACTTCAATCCGCACGCGCCACTCAGTGAAGAGGCAAAGAGCGTATTGGAGGGAGAAATCGCGCGCACGTACGGGTTGCTGGTGAACACAGTTGCCCGCAACCGGGGATTGCCGGAGGCAGCCGTGCGTGGTACCGAGGCCGGGCTCTTCTTCGGCAGTGACGCACTCAACGTGAAGTTTGCCGATCGCCTCGGCACGCGCCAGGATGCTCTGGCAGAGCTGCGGGCCGTGATCGCACCAGCAGGAGTCTCAATTCAAACCCAAGGGAGAAACAGTATGCACGAAGAACCGCTCGCGGCGGAGCCCCAGGCCTCTGCCGTCGATCTTGACGCCATCCGCGCGGAGGCACGAAGGCAGGGCTACACCGATGCGCGGGAAATCGTGGAACTCTGCGCGCTCGCCGGAATGCCCGCCCGGGCGGCCGCGCTTCTGGCGAGGGAGGCCAGTCCCGCCGATGCGCGGCAGCACCTCATGGAGGCGCGCGCCGCGGAGGACGCAACCGAGGTCCGCTCTCACGTCATGCCCGACACCGGGACCAGCGTGAAGGCGAATCCCGAGAACAATCCGGTCCTGAAGGCCGTCGAACGCCTCGCCGGGAAAGGAGTCAACTAACATGCCCGTGCAATCGGAACAGAACTATCTCGGCGACTGGCTCAAGTACGAAGACGAGAGCCTCTGCAGCCGCGATGAAGTGGTGGTCGTCTCCGGCCAGAACCTGGCCACCGGTACGGTGGTTGGCATCATCACCGCGAGCGGCAAGGTGACGCAGCTCGCGCCGGCCGCCAGCGACGGTTCGCAGAATGCCGCCGGCGTGCTGCTGCTGCCGGTGGATGCTTCCTCGGCCGACAAGGGCGGCGTCATGATTGCGCGCCACGCCATCTGCTCGGACAAGAAGCTGGTCTGGCCGGGCGGCATCACCACGCCCCAGAAGACCGCGGCCATCGGCCAACTGAAGACCCTGGGCATTCTCGTCCGGGAAGGAGCCTAACCCATGATGCTGAACCCCTTTTCGACTGACGCCTTCAACATGACGGCGCTGACCGCCGCCATCAACAAGATCCCGAACACCTACGGGCGCCTGGAGCAGTTGAACCTGATGACGCCGCAGGGCGTGCGGACCCGCACCATCATCATCGAGGAGATGAGCGGGGTGCTGAACCTGCTGCCCACTCAGCCCGTTGGTGCGCCTGGCACTGTCGGCTCCACCGGCAAGCGCAAGGTGCGGTCGTTCGTGATCCCGCACATCCCGCACGACGATGCTGTGCTGCCCGAAGAGGTCCAGGGCATCCGGGCGTTCGGGTCCGAGACGGAGACCGACGCTCTGGCAAATCTGCTGGCGCTGAAGCTGCAGAACATGCGCAACAAGCACGCCATCACGCTCGAGTACCTGCGAATGGGCGCACTCAAGGGCGTGATTCTCGACGCCGACGGCTCGACGCTCTACGACCTCTACAGCGAGTTCGGCATCACGGCCAAGACCGTGGCCTTCGCGCTGGGCACGGCCGGCACCGAAGTGCTGCTCAAGGTGCTAGAAGTGAAGCGCCATATTGAGGACAACCTCAAGGGCGAATTCATGACGGGCATTCTGTGCCTGTGCTCGCAGGGCTTCTACGACGCCTTCACCACGCACGCGAAGGTGAAAGAGGCCTTCCAGTACTACCAGCGCAACCAGCAACTCGGCAACGACTACCGCACGGGCTTTACCTTCGGCGGTGTGACGTTCGAGGAGTACCGCGGACAGGCGACGGACGCGTCCGGCAACGTGCGGAAGTTCATCGCCGACGACGAAGCACACTTCTTCCCGCTCGGGACGGCCAACACCTTCCGGACGTTCTTCGCGCCGGCGGACTTCAACGAGACGGCGAACACGCTGGGCCTGCCGCTGTACGCCAAGCAGGAGCCGCGGAAGTTCGGACGCGGAACGGACCTGCACACGCAGCAGAATCCGTTGCCCATCTGCCTGCGGCCGGAAGTGCTGGTGAAGGGCACGAAGACCTAAGCATGAGCAGTTGGGAGTCGGCGGTAGGTGGACTGAACGCGGCCGTCGTGAATGCGTTCGGCCGCGACATCCTCTACCTGCCCGAGGCCGGAGGGCAGGCCTCGGTCCGCGCGGTGTTTCAGGCGGTACGGGAAGCCGAGGACGCCTCGCCGGGCGTCTATGCGGTGCTGTTTGTCCGGCTGGCGGACTTGGCTGCGGCGCCCGTTCGTGGCGACGAGGTAGAGATCAGCGGTGCCCGGTACAAGGTGTTCGACATCGAAGCGGACGCCGAGGGTGCCGCCGTGCTGAAGCTCCGACAGGTGAGTTGATGCCCAGCGTCCGGGTCTACCAGAAGAAGCAACTCCGGCTCGATCTGCTCAACTTCCGCCAACAGCAGATGTACGAACTGGGCGGCACGGGTGTCACGGCGGTGAAGGCGCGACTGGGGGCAGCGCAGGGTCCCGGCGACAGCGCCGCCAAGCCACTCACCAAACGCTACGCGATCTTCAAGACGCGGAAGGGTAAGGGCAATCGGCGCAACCTGACTTTCACCGGCGACCTGCTCCGCAACTTTCAGGTGCGCACGGTGAGCGAGAACCGAGCCAAAGCCAGCGTCTCGACGCGCAAGGACCGCATCAAGGCCTGGGCCAACCAGAAGCGGGAGGAGTGGATGGTGTTCTCGCCGAAGAACAAGGCCGTCGTCGTCGAGGCGGCGCGGAAGATGCTGGACGCGATGAAGCCGCGCCTGCTGGTGGAGAAAGTCCTCGGAGGCAAGCAGCGATGATCAACCCGGCGGATCTTGTGGATGGCCTGGTCGCGCTTCTGCGAGACATCCCGGAACTGGTGGCAGAGATGGGCGGCGATGAGCAGCGCATCTACGCGTACCACGACCAATATCCGAAGCGCGCAAGCCTCGCGAACGCGATCCACACGGCGCCTTCTCCGTCGATCATGGCGACTTGGCAAGGGACGACGCCGGGCACCTTTGGTGGCGTCGATGTCTGGAAGCATCAGGTGACCCTGTATCTGCGCGCACGGGAGACCTTCGATGGCGATCCGCCGACGGCGTACTACAGGCTGTTCCGACTGATCACCAAGGGAGTGCCAGCAACTTTGGGCGTGCCGATGGTGAATGCCACCGTGCACCCATCTTGCTACCCGATGGACCTGCCGCTCGTGCAGCGGCAAACCGATGCCGAGGGCCTCGACTACTTCGAAGTCCCGCTCACATTCACGGAGATGGGAGATGACTGAACGCAACACGGTATGGCTGGTACCCCCGTTCGGGCAGGGTGAGCCGAGGGAAGTGGAGGCGACGCCCGAAAAACTCGGACCCCTCATGATCGCGGGCTGGAGCCAGTGCCAGCCACCGGAGAAGGAGAACCATGTCGACGACGAGACTCCAAGAAATTCAGATCTGCTTCGGTAAAGGCAAGCAGACCGACATTGCTACAGCTCAAACTGCCGCGAACATGTGGCAGTTGCGGAAGCTCAACGCCGCGCTGGCCAACCCGAAGCTCAACACCGAGAACGACGCCGAGGAGTACGGCAAGGGCCACGAGTTCCCGACCCAGACCTTCAAGACGTCCTGGGACGTGAGCGGCACTTTGGAGAAATACCTCAGTGCCGAGATCGCGGCATGGGCCATGGCGTTCGGGCTGGGCAAGGTGGTGAAGTCCGGCACGACGCCGAATTTCACCTACACGTGCACGCCGCTGTTCCCGGCGAACGGCGATGCAGCGGAGTTGCCGTATTTCTCCTTCGTCGAGCAGATCCGCCCGGGCGCGGGCGTTGTCCTCGATCGGATGGCGGTCGGCTGCGCGGTGGAGTCGTGGCAAGTCACCGTCGGCTCCGGTCCTGGCCGCGCCAATTCGAAGATCAACGTCGAGTTCGTCGGCTCCGGCAAGGTCATCGATTCGGCCACGGGCATCACCATGCCCGTGGCCACAGTAGAGAAACTGCTGCCATCTGCGTCCTTGACGCTGACGATCAACGGCGTCGACTACGTCACCAACAAGAACATCGTCTCGCTCGAAACCGGCTGGAAGAACAACCTGCGCATGGACGCGGGCTTCTTCCCCGGATCGGGCTTCCAGGCTGTCGGTGACGGGTCTTCCGGCGCGATCCGCGGCCGCCTCGAGTTCGGCAATCGCCAGGGCAATCTCAAGTTCGTCGCCCGCTTCGAGAACGGCTCGACAGAGTACACGAAGCTGAAGGCCCAGACTACGGGCACGGCGGTCATCAGTCTCTCGTTCGACACGAACAACTCCCTGCAGATCACCTGGCAGAAGATCGCCCACGCCACTACGGAGCTCGCCGAAACGGACGGCATCCTCACGGTGGCCGTGGATTGCACGCCCCTCTACGACTCCACAAACGGCATTATCACCGCCGTGGCCAAGTGCAACGTGGATCAAATCTGCCAGTAAGGAACGACTTCATGGAAACGACAATCCCTGTTTTCGACGCGGCCCGCCCGGTCGCCATCAACCTGCGCACCCCGGAAGGCCTCAAGACCATCCGGGTCCGCTTCCCGAGCGATGCGGAGTGGGCGGAGCGGCAGCGACGCCGGAAGGTGATCATCAAGCAACTCGGCCGCGGAGTCTCCGAGACGACTGTCGCCAATGCGGAGGATGGCGATGCGGCGCTGCTGAGCAAGATCCGCGACGGTGAGGAACCGGTAGTCGATCCCTTCGAGGCTAGCCGGATCATCGACCAGTTGAGCCAGGCGGAAGTCGACGACGTGGTCCAGGCCGGAGATACGTTCCGTGTCTCCATCCGGGTGCTGGGCGGCGTCACCAGCCATATCCTGAAGATGCCTTCGGCGAAGGACATCTTCGAGTACCGCCGCAGCTTCGCCCGGATCCTCGACCTTCCGTTCAACCGCCAGGAACTCACCATCAACTTGGCCGCCGCAGGTGCGCTCTATAAGAGGTTGTCGCAGGGCGCGGAAGGCTACGCAGGCGAGGTGCCCGTCATCCACCAGGCCGTCGCGGTGAAGGCGGCGATCGACGCGCTCGAGGCGGGCTTCCAGGACGACCGGGACCCAAACTTCTGACCGGCGGGTGGCCGGAACAGCCCTCCCTCCGGTATCTGGTCCACTGGGCCCTCCGGCGCGACGAACTCTGCGATCCGGGGCTGTGCCCGGATGCGCCGGGCGGCGGTCGATGCGACCGCTGCCCTCTGGACCGCCTGGATGCCGCCCAGTCGTCCGAAGCCGGCTTGCTCATCCGCCGCGCCATCGACCTCCGGGCTGCCCTGAAGCTTGGTGTCCGGATCGGCCTTGACGACATCCGGGCTGACGAGTTCCTCGCCATGCTCGTCCTCGAAGAAGAACGCGACCGTTTAGACCGCGAACAGTTGAACAACCGTGGCCGACAGTAAACTCGAACTCGTTGTCGAAGTCGACGTCAACAAGGCCAATGCGTCCATCAAGACCGTCAACTCCGGCCTGTCGAGCATCGAGCAGACGGCAGCGAAGGCCGCCCGTGGCGCGTCATCCAGCATCGACGGCATGACGGCCGCCATGGTCAAGGGCGCAACTGCGGGCAGTCTCCTCGCCGATGCCATCAAAAGCGCGGTCGCCTGGGCCAAGGAGTTCACGGTGGGCTCCGTCATGATGGCTGCCGAGAACGCCAAGGCAGAAGCGTCGCTGAAAGCGCTGGCAACCGCGCACGGAGTCGGTGCGGCGGCTGCCACGAGGCAGGTGGCGGCGATTGAAGAGATCGGCTTCGAGTTTACCGAGGCGGCTCATGCCGTGCAGCGCCTCATCGTCGCCGACATGGACCTGGCCAAGGCCGAGGGTCTGGCGAGACTCGCGAAGAACGCAGCCGCGGTCCAGAACGTGTCCGGCGGCGAAGCGATGGATGCGATTGTCCTTTCCATCGAGTCCGGCGCGTCGCGCGGGCTCCGCACGCTGGGGCTGTTCGTCGACTTCCAGAAAGAAGTCCTGATCCAGGAGCTCAAACTCGGCCGCGCGCTGACCGATGCCGAGGAGAAACAGGTTCGGTACAACGCGGTGATGCGAGAGGGGGCGAAGATCCAGGGCGCCCATGCCGCCGCCTCTCAGACGGTGGAAGGGCAACTCGGAGCACTGCGCCGCGAGTTCAACAACCTGCGGGAGGACATCGGAGCCAAGTTCCAGGATGATCTCCGGGCACTGATCGGGAACCTACGGGGCCTGGTGGGATGGCTGAAGGAGAACACCGACCTTCTCACCAAGTTCGGCGAGACCGCGTTGTGGGTCGCCGGTGTGCTCGCCACTTATGGCCTTGCTACCAAGATCATGGAACTGGCCAAGGCGATCGCGGCCCTCAACCTGGCCAGCCTCAACCCGTATGCGCTGCTCGCAGGCGGCGTGGTTGCGGCGGGCGCCATCGTCTACTCGGAGTGGAAGAACACCCAGGAGCAACTCAAGGCCCGCTACGACGAGATGGAGCGGCAAGCCCTCCGCGATGACCTCTTCAAGGGGAAGGTCAAAGTGGATGACCTGCGAAAGAAGGGCATGACCGATGACCAGATCCGGGAGTTGATCTCCGGCAAGAAGCTGCTGCCCGGAGAGACCTTCGAGTTCGGTGGACCGAAGATCACCGTCAAAAGCTCGAACGAGCCGGACCTCGAAGCCCTGAAGCGGGCGCAGGAGATCCGAAAACGGCAGGCGCAGGCAGAGCGCGACTCCATGGAAGCAGCGCTGGCAGCTGAGGCTCATGGTGTCACGGGGCCGGCGAAGATCCTGCTCGAAATGCGGAAGGAGATCTCGAAGTACACCTCCTTCGTCGATGACCGGGGCGCCACACATCAAATGCGTCTCACCGCAAAGACGCGCGAGAACCTTGAGCGGGAACTCCGCGCCAAGATTCGGCAGATGCAGAAGGAGGATATGGCCGACTACCTCAAGGAGCAGCAGGAGTCGTCCCAGCAGCGCCTCGCCTGGGAGTCGGACCTTTACCAGAAGCGCCTGGCCAACAACGAGGAGATCGCGCGGCGGAACCTCGATCATCTCGCCGACGTGTACAGGTTTGAAGAGCAGCGCGCGGGCTACGGGCGCGATGCCCAATTGCGGTCCGTCGAGGCGCTGGACGCGCAGACGCTCCGGCAGAAGCTCTGGGTCGAGCAGCGCAAGATGGAGATCGAGGTCGCATACCTCCAGCGCGTAAACGACATCAAGCTGCGGCTGTTCGACCTCGAAACCACGCGTACGCTGATCGAGGAAGAGGCGAATCTGAAGCGGCTCGGCTACAAGGCGGATGAGGTTCGTGCCCGCATCGCCGAGGTGAGTCAGCAGCGCCAGGATCTGCGCGGCCAGCAACAGGAGTCCACGGACGCGGCGATTCAAGCGGCGCGGGAAAGCGCGGCGATCCGGCAGGGCCAACTCATCCGCGATGAGAACCGGCGCATCTTCGATTCCTTCAAGCGCCAGGCCGAGGGCGTTTTCGACGCTCTGCTCACGAAGTCGCAGTCCATCTGGTCCGCGATCGGCAACTCGCTCAAGACTGCTCTGCTGACGGCCATCAAGGATGTGGTGTCCTCGCGCGCGGCGGCGATGCTCATGCAGATGTTCACCGGGCAGAAGGTGACGTTCCAGCAGGGCGGGATGGGTGGTGGCGGAGTGCTCGGGAAACTGGGCGGGATCCTCGGCGTTGGTGCCGTGCCGGTATTCGCTGGCGGCGCGCCGGGCGGGACACCGTCGATCATTCCGTCGGTGTTCGGATCCCCCACTGGTGCCACCCCTCCCTTCGTTCCCTCGGCGGGTGGGGCGGCCGGAACGGGCGGCATCTTCTCGAAGGCGGGGTGGGCCGGGTTCCTGCCCGGTTTGAAATCGTTCTTCGGGATCGGTGGCAGCGTCCAGTTGGCGCCCGGCGTCGCCACCACCTGGGAGGCAGCCACGCTGGGCCAAAAGCTGTCGTCCATCGGCAAATCGAACGCCGCGCTGATGGCGGGCGCGATGCTCGCCTTCGACGGCCTTCGCCGCGGCGGATTCACGGGGATGGCCGAGACCACAGCGGGCGGCGCGATGATCGGTTTCAAGTTCGGTGGACCTCTGGGAGCGGCAATCGGCGCGGCTGCGGGACTGGTCGCCGGTATCGTACGCCTCTTTATCAAAGGCGCCGAGGAGAAGGCCAAAGCGAAGATCAAGGCGCTGTATGGCGTCGACATCTCCGACAAGGGCGTGCTGAAGCAGATCGTCGACACCGCGAAATCGACCTTCGGCGGCAACCTCGACCTGGCCATCCGCTCGCCACAGATCCGCGACCTGATCCAGTTGTATGCGATGACCACCGGTCAGAAACCCACGGGCATGCCGGGGACCATGACGCCACTGTCAATGGTGGAGACGGGCGGATCGCTATTCCAGTCGCCGTCGTACAGCAACGGCAGCCCGCTGCCGGGACTGAGCGGTCTGCCTTCGCTCGACAAGATCGGCGGCGGCACGCCCTCGGCCGCGGGTCCCACGGTCATCAACATCACCGTGCCGGGGGCGAAGGAGTTCTTCGAGAAGGAAACCGTGCGCGTGGTGGTGGAGAATCCGCGCGCGGTCCAGTCTGCGGCGATGACGGCAACCAAAGCCAATGCCGGGAGGCGTGAGATGACGGGGCTGCAACTCAGTCCGGGATTGATCGTGTCATGACCCGCCAGGAACTGCTCGACAGACTCGCACGGGCGATTGCCGAGAACGAAGGCTTCTTCGTTACGGAAGCCCAAGCGAAGGCGCGCAAGATCCGGTTCCCCACGCGTGCCCAGATCAACGCCAATCCGGGGAACCTCCGCGCCTGGCGGGATGCAAAACGGCGGCCCTACCCTACGAGTGGCGGCTACGTGGACTTCGTCGCCTGGGCTTCAGAGCGTTTCCCTAGGGCTTCGCGCGAGGAGATGAGCCGCCGCGCGCTGGAGGAAGGCTGGCGGATTCTGCGCGTTCTCGTCGGCCAGTACATCGACGGGCGATACACCGCCGGCAAGCCGCCGACGGTGGAAGAGATGTTTCGTACCTACGCGCCGGCTTCCGACGGGAACGATCCTGCGGGCTACGCACTTTTCGTGGCCAGAAAGATCGGCGTGCGGCCGGACCAGCGGCTGGTTGACCTGGTAACCGCGTGATGCCCGGCTCCGTTCAGAATGCCGCGCCGCTGACGGTGATGCCGGCGAGCCTCTCGCGCTCCTTCGCACACGAGCGGACGTACCCCGTTGTCGAAAGCGAATACCGCAACGGTGAATCGCAACGGTCGGTCCAGGCCACAAACAGCCGCAAGCACTGGCGGCTGGCAAAGCGGCTCACGCCGGCCCAACTCGCGTCGCTCCGTGACTTCTACGACGCCCGCAAGGGCCCGACCGAGCCGTTCTACTTATACGACCCGTATGAAACGAGCCCCAAGTTCTCGTCCGACCCAACCGGCCAGGCGGTCGCAGGGCGCTACACCGTTCGCTTCGCCGGCGAGTGGAATCAGTCGGTTGACCTCGGCCGCGCGGACGTCGACGTCGAACTGATCGAGCTGGCCTGACCTCGGGGAGACCACGATGGCATTTTCTGCATACCTCGACCAGAAGATTCTCGAAAAGGCGTTCCTCGGGCAGGACTTCCAGGTCGCCGAGCACTGGTGCAGCCTGCACACCGCCGACCCGGGCAAGACCGGGCAGAGCGAGGCATCAGGAGGCCCCTACGCGCGGCTGTCTCTCGCGCAGTTCACGGCTGTCGACAGCGACGGTGCTGCAAAGCGGGTCCGCAACGCACCGGCGCTTTTCTTCCAGGTTCCCGCTGGGACGTACACCCACATCGGCATGTGGGATGCCACCGCTGGCGGAAACTTCCTCGGCGGAGGCGCGCTGTCGTCACCAGCCACCGTCAACGATGGCGACTTTGTCATTGTTCGCGAGAACGATCTTTCGATCCTCCAGGATTAGGAGCCGCACGTGTCCACGATCCGCACCCAGTTTGGTCCCGTCACCAACTTCGGCATCACCCTGAACGGCCTCGCCACGTCCGCCGCGCGCAGTTCCGCAAAGGTCGACAACCAGAACAGCCGCTACATTGATGCGATCTGCCAGTTCAAGATCAAGCCGGCGTCGGGCTCTGCTGGCGACCGTTATGCCGTGTACTTCTTCGCCTGGGGCGCGGCGGATGACGCGTCTCCGATCTTCCCGGCTGGCGTGACCGGCGTCGACGAGTCCGTGTCGGTGACGCTCGAAACGCTCTCCATTCGTCAAATCGGTTCGCTCTACGTGGCGGGTGCCGGCACGCTGATCAGTCCGCCGTTTTCCGTCGCGCCGGCGTTCGGCAACGTGCTGCCGCCGGTTTGGGGCGTGCTGGTCATCAACCGTTGCGGGATGGCCCTCGACGTCTCCGACAATCTCGGCTTCTGGCGCGGTGTGGAGTTCGAGGTCGCCTGATGCGTCATCTCCTGCTGAACGCCGAGCCCCAGACGTACTTCCCCAGCGACCGCTACGAGGCGATTCCCGATTTCGCATCACCACTTGCGGCAGGTCTGCATTCGCTCTGGCTGCCGAGCGGACTCGATCCTCGAAGTTCCGCGAATGCGTTCCACCTGAACGGCAAGCGCGACATTACAGGCGGCGAGTTTTCTGTCGGATACTTCCGCCGCCGCTTCCAGACGGGCTCCGCGCTTTCCGGTTTGACGGTTGCGCCAGGATCCGGCGGCAACGTTGGGACTCCGTTCGGCCATGCGTTCGCCTACAGCAATGAGCAGGCCGGCTTGTCAGTCGGAGGACTGGGCTACTGCCCGGTCTACAGCGGTGACGGGACCGGCAAGGTCCTCTCGATGTGCGTGTGGTTCCGGATTAATCGCGTCAGCGGCTCCGGGTACCCCACCATGATTGGCAACAGCTTCTCGACCACCTGGTGGTTGGGAGTTCGCACTTCGACCGGCGCGTACAAGGCCATCTTCCGCAACAATTCGGCGCCGTACGGATCGTTCGAGTGGGGCACCTACGGCGCGGATCTCCGAAAGGTCACATGTGTGGCGTTCACTCTGCCGTTCGACGCCAACAAAACGGCGAGTGTCTACCACAACGGCGTGTTGGCTGTTCAGGGAACGATTCCGAACGCGAGCGGTGTTGCCGGCAATGTCGATATCTACGCCCTCTCCTCGGCCACACCTGGCATGTTTGTCGAGATCTTCGGCTTTGCCTGTTGGACGAGGGCGCTGTACCCGGAAGAGGCCCGTGAGCTCGCGACCGGACCCTGGATGCTCCTCGCCAAGCGGCATCGCTTCTGGTACGCGCCACTCATGGCGTATCGATCTGCGGCGGTCGCCGGAGGCTCGACTCTCGCAGCAGTGAACTTCCGCGGCACACCGCGGAGCGCCGTGATCGCGGGAACGGCGCGCATGGTGGCGTACCGCAGGCCGCCTGCCGCGCCGGAGCGCACCGTGTCGATCAGACCAGAGGGCCGTTCCATTTCTCCAGCAGCGGAATCGCGGTCCTTCTTTGTGCCGCACGAGAACCGGGGCATGGAAGCATGACCTTCACGAAGGATCCGAACGCGGTCCTCGACTACAGCATCGACTGGACCCGCTGGCTTGCAGGGGACCAGATCGCGGCGAGCGAGTGGATCGTCGAATCCGGGCTCACCAAGATGGCCGACTCGAAGACCTCCACTTCGGCCACGGTCTGGCTCTCGGGTGGCACGGCGGGCCAGTCGTATATCGTCACCAACCGCATCACGACGGCGGCCGGACGGACCGAGGACCGCTCGTTCACCATCCGGGTCGAGGAGCGTTGAAGGATGCCGGACTACATCGGCAACGTCGTCGTGCCGGACATCGTGCCGGCCGGCGTGTTCCCGCTCGTGCCGGACTTCCCGCACGGTCACTCCCGCGCGCGCGAGGTCGCAATCCATCAGTTCGGGTCGGGCAACGCCAAGGTCGAGCAGCGGTTCCTGCTCGGCACGGGCGCGCGGCGCTTCACCATCCGCAAGAACTGGCTGCGCGATGCCGATCGCATTGCATTGCGGAACTTCTGGGAGTCGAAGTACGGGCCCTACGGTGCCTTCACCTACAACGCGCCCAACGATGACGGCGGCGGTACCACGCCGGCCACCTGCCGCTTCACCAACGAGCCGTTGTCCTGGGAAATGGTCGCCGACTGGGCATGCTCGCTCGGCGTAACGCTGATCGAGGTTCCCACGACCTCGCCCTCCTACTCGCTCACACAGACCGTCAACCGCTTTCCGCCGTCCGCGCTCCAGACCGCGCTCCTCTCCCAGGTCCAGGAGATCATCCCGCTGGTCCGCATCCAGCCGCTCCAGTCCGGCTACCCGGCCATCCACGTTTCCGACCGGCGTTGCACCATCGGTGGGCAGCTCTACCAGGCACGCCTGTTGGAATTCGATGGCATCTCGCAGTCCATCGGCAATGAGTCGGACGAAGCGCAGTTCACCTTCGGCAACGCTGACCGCGCGATGCGGGACCTGACCAACGACGTGGATCTGTTCCGGGCTGCACTGGAATTCTCGCTGTTCCACGTCGGCACCGGCACGAAACTCGATCTCTGGAAGGGCGACATCGTCAACTGGTCTTGCGATGCCGGGCCAGAGTTCAAGGTCACTGCGGCCGACGGCCTCTACGAACTGAACCTCCCATACCCGACCCGCAAGATCTCACGCACCTGCTGGAAACCGTTCAGCTCGCAGGCCTGCCCGTACGCCAGCGCCGGCGCGCTCGACCTGGTCCACTTTCCGACCGCCGACGCCTCGAAGTGCGACAAGGGCTACGAAACCGAAAACGGCTGTCTCGCGCACGGGATGAAGCGCTACTACGGAGGCATCCTCGCCGAGCCGCAGGGTGTGCGTATCAAGGACAACTCCACCGGTGTTTGGGGCTTCGGCCGCTCCACGATTACGAGCGTCTCGCTGGTCGCTGACTCGATCTACGACCAGATCGTGCCCGAGATCTACACCGACAGCGAGATGCCGGTGAACTGCAAGGTCGCCGCCGGACGAGACGAGAGCGATTTCTACGAGGGTCTGGGCATTGTCGGCGAAGGGCCGCTCGGGTCATACACGCCCGCTCACTATGAAGACCTCGACAACGACGGCACCGCCGAGACGTTCGTCGGCAGTACGCTCGACGGTCAGGCGCATCACGGATACCCGAACAACAACTACGGTCTGCGCCAGTGCCTCGGCGCAGATCCCGCCGCACCAACCGACTTCTTCTCCCTCGACCAGTCCGGCAACACCACCGGCGGCGACTGGCGCAAGGTCTACTCCGGCAACTCCACCTACAAGGACAACTTCGCCGCCGGGACCGCGTTTATCGTGATCCGGCGCAGCGACGCCAAGGGGCTGCAACTGTCGAAGCCAGGCGATCACGCGATGGTCGCCAATGTCCAGGCAGGCATGAGCGGCTGGGTGTGGACCTCGCCCGGCGTCCGCGTCTACGGTCCGCCGCTCACCAATCCGGTCTGGGTCGCGATCAACATGCTGCTCCGGGCGCGCGGCCTGCGTTTGGGTTCCAACGCCACCACACAGCAACTGGACTTGGCCGAGTCACTGTTCGACGTGCAGACGGCCATCGATGCGGCAGCGATCTGCAATGACCAAGTCACCAAACTAGTCGGCACCGGCAGCGAGACGCAGTTCAAGTTCCGCGGCGTGCTCCAGGAAGAGAAGCCGCTCCGTGACTGGCTCCAGGAAGTCCTGATGAACTGCCTGGGCTACTACACGTTCGCTTTCGGCAAGCTCAAAATCGGCGTCCGGGAGAACTCGTCGGCGGTGGAGGCCTTCACGCAGGGCAACATCCTCTTCAACTCCTTGCAACTGGCTCCGCTGAAGCCGTCCTTCAACCACCTCACCGCCAACTTCGCCGACGAGGATTACCAGTTCATCAACAACTCCGTCAGCCTGTACGACATCGATCACGCAACGCTGATCGGTGGCGGCGCCGGTCCGCTGTTCCTCAAGTCGAACGTAAACCTGTCCGGGACCGCGTCCAAATCGCAGGCTGCGCGCGTTGTGAGCGTACGCCTTCGCGAGGAACTGGGCGGCACATCGGCGGCGGAATGGAGGGCGGCGCGGCAGTTGTCGTTCCGGACCACCGTGCTCGCCCTCAACACCGAGCCCGGCATGGTTTGCTCCATGACCCATCCGGACATGCCCAACGGCTCCGGCGAGTTCCGCGTCACCTCCTGGCGGCTCAACAAGGACTATTCGATCGACATCCAGGGCCGCACCACGACGGACTCCATGTACGATCTGGTCGCCGGGCCGAAGCCTGCCGATGTCGTTGCTGCCCCGGTGCCTGAGGAGGTCCTGATCGACACCGGCGTGCCGGGGATCGTTCATGGAACACCCAAACTCCTGGACTACGGATCGTTCGCAGTCGATGATCTCGCGGTAGAGCCAGACGCCGCGGGCAACCTGAACATCACGGGCGCAACCGAGATCGCCATGGGCCTCTACTACGTGGACGAACTCGCCACGGACCTGTGGGCCAGTCTCGACACCGCAATCGACAAGGACACCGATCCTGTGACCGTTTCCTGCACCGTGAACCCGGACACGGCGCGCACCTTCCACGTCGGCGACTACATCGTCTTCAACAACGAGGCTGTTGACGCGGTCCACTCCGGCCGCCGGTCCTACGAGTGTGCACAGATCATCGGCCCGGGCGACATCGGCGACGTGGTCCCATCCGGATCCTTCCAGATCCAGCGGCGGCCTGTCGGCGACGCGCGCGAAGACTGGGCCTCGTTCGAGACGCTGCGATGCGCCCATCTGAAGGGGATCCGGTTCTACCAGCTCGACATGAAGATGTTCACCATGGCCGTGAAGAAGGGGTTTTTCCGTATGCCCGGCCTGCCCGCGCGCATCGAGGCGAAGCTCCCGTCGGCCTGCATCGTGGCCGCAGTCGTCGGAGTGGCGAATCACTTCGGCTACGGTCCATTTACCGTCTTTCCGCTCTCCCACCACAACGAGCCGTTCATGCCTGGCGAACGCACGTGCTCCGGCGGCGCATACACGTTCCAGATTCCGGGCGCCCTCGCGGCCCAGGACGAGGTGGCGATCCCGATGAAGGTTCACGATCCGGCCTCGCTCCGGTGCGTGTTCGCCTACGTGCAGCAGCCAACCACTGACGGGCAGTCCGCCTATGTCGTGAAGATCAGCCAAGAGGGCGGCGCGACCTGGGAAGTGCTGGAGAAAATGGGCATCGCGCAGAAACTGCCGGACGGCTACAAGACCACCTACGATTACCTCGTCGACGCCGGTTATGGTCCGCCAGAGACGCGCCGTCTGCCGTATGCCGATTACGGGCTGTTCAGCCTCAACGCCATCACGGGAAGCGGCTCAGTCCAGACCATTGCGACCGCGTCCTACGATGCCTCGACCACGGGGCTCGAGGTGGGCCGGTTCGTATTCCTGGAGTTCGGGACCGAGAACGAGGAGTGTGTCGAAGTCCTCGCGGTCGATCCAGAGGCGCAGACTTTCGATGCCGTGGTGACGAAGGACCACCCTGCCTGTTCGATCCGCCCCTGCATCTGGCCGACGCCGGTACTGCACGAAGGGAACGACCTTACCTTCGACATCAAGGTCGTGGCATCCCCCAATCCTGGCTCAGATCTGACCGTGGTGATCCAAACGTAGATGCCCTCCGAACCGCTTCACATGTTCGATCCCCGCAGGACTATTCAACTGCAGGGATTCTCCGGCCGCGCCGCCACCACCACGATCCACGACGCCACCGAGACGGGATTTCAGATCTCCGGCATCTTTCAAGCCGCCGAGGATTTCGCCAACGTCCAACTCTTCAGCGCGTACGACTACTACAACCACCTGCGCCTGAAGCCGCTGCCCGTGACGGATCTCTCTGGCGTCACTCTGCAATTCGACATGCAGTTGCTGCCAGTGAACGGCGAGGAGGGAAACGTCCGGCCGGACTGCGTGAAGTACCCGTCGGTCGGCTGGGACAAGCTGACCATCACCACTGGCAACGGCGACATCTACGAGGTCCCGTTGATGGCGAACTGCTCGGTGCTCTCGGGCGGCTTCATGGCCGCCTCGTTTCAGGTCGCCCTCGAGGACAAGAAGGCCGAGGACCTGGATGCGCTCGTCGGTGGGATGACGCCAGCGCTCACCGACGCCGCCTACGTCTACTTTTTGGGCACGCGATGGTCGTGCACGTCGGCCGAGGCCATCGCGTTCTGCAACCTCGAAACGCGCCTGCTGAACAACATCGGCGCAGTGGACGCGCCTTCGTGCGAGCAGGCTATCTGGTGGCAGGACGACCCCAACTTCTACCACTACCTGCTGGTCAACGGCGGCGGTGCTGGCATTCAAGAGGCGGGAGCCACGGATGCCGCCGACATCGCGTCCCGCCTGGCGTCGATGGTCGGCATCTCCAGCTACCTCGTCGATTGCAGCGCCTCCGGCAACGTCATCACAGTGAGCCTTGAGGCCGGCGTGAATGGCCCGGTGCGGGTTTCGACCAACAGCGGTTCCGCGCCGGCGACGCTCACGCGCTTCGTGCCGGGCATCTACACGGCGCAAGTCTCTTCGGCGGCTGAGATCCGTGCAGGCGACTACGTCGGTGTCGACATCGGCACAGCGCACGATGAAGTCGTCAAGGTCATTTCTGCTGGCGGAGGCAGTTTCACGGCGTACTTTACCAAACCGCATTACGGCAAGCTCTACAACATCATCTGCCGTGTGCTCCCGCGCGCGCGCCACTTCGGCCGGACGCTCCGCGACCGCATTGTCGACCACCCACTACCTGACTATGGCGAACAGCCCGCAAGCCTCGCTGTCGCCGGCTTCGGGACGACCAACACGTCGGCGAAGATCAACCTGGGGCTCTCCGGGCCGATGGGCCAATGGGGGCGTGAGGCCAACGGCATCCCGGTGCGCCAGTCCGTGAACCCGGAGAACGCAATCGTGGTCCTTGCGGATGGTGTGACGTCGTCGGCCAGCATGGTCCAGGGCGCGCGCAACCTTCGGACTTACCGCTTCCAATTCCCGTTCGGCTCCTTGGCGGGATACAAAAACGGCGACCGGCAGTCGCTCGTGGCCGTTCCGGCGACCGACATCGTCAAGGTGCACCTGACCTTCGCTCCACGCTTTGAGGACGTGGAGTTTGGTCTGGCGAATGGCGGGGTGCTGGCGGAGGCAGTCGCCGCTTCGTCTGCGGGCACGGAGGAGGAATGGCGCCTCACCAACGCCGAGTCGATGTCCGGCGGCACGAAGTACTACGTCGGAAATGCGACCACCGAGGAGCGCATCACCTGCCTCGCCAACTTCGGCTTGGTCATGCCGGATCCTGAAGTGCCAAGCACCTGGTATCACCGCATGTTGGTCCGCCGCGGAGAAGACTCCTCGGTCCCGCAGGCTTGGAACGTCGGAGCGCCCGTTCAGTGGATCTCGACGATCACGGGAACCCGTTCCGATGTGGAGTGGCAGGTCGCGATCTCGAACATCACGCTCTCCGGGCCCACGACGCTGAAGGTCGGTGGGCCGAACGAGAACGACCGCCCGGAGGAGGGCAAGGGTGCAACCTATGTCGGGTATTGGGAAGAGGCGTCCTATGTCGCAGGATGGTGGAGCGGCGGTCACGCGAGACGCTGCGCGCCGTCGTCGGCCACCGATCTCCGCCGAGTCACCGTTCGCTATCAGCGCGACGCCGTCCACGATCTCTACGTCGGCACCTGGCTCGGCACGAGCGCAGGCAGGATCCAGGTCTCGATTGACGGCGGCGCACCGCAGGTCTTCGATCTCTACTTGAACGACTACAACGGTCTCGCCGCGATGAAGAAGATCGGCTCAAACATCGCCGCTGGACCGCACGTCGTCGAGATAACGGCGCTGTTCGACAAGAACCCGGCAAGCACCGGCTACTTCTTCTACTACGACTACCTTTGGCCCTTGGTCCCACAGGATGTGCCGGATGCTCCGGAGGTGTACGAGAACATCTCGCTCGCGATCGACTTCGACACGGACCATGGCTACAAGAAGCCGCCCGCCTGGCACGTCTGGCACCTCGATAGGCTTGGGTTCCGCGGCCACGCCGACGTCTACATGGGTGTCTTCTGGAACAACAAGCGGCGGCGCGTCGAAGCGACGTACCCGAACTGCGCCGTGAGCCTCGGCGCCTGGCAGCCGGATGAGCCTCTGTGGATCAACCTGTCGGGGACAACGCTCTATTTCTCGCCGGGCGCGGGGCTCAGCGAAGGCGACGTTGCCGGCCACCTTCGCGCGATGCTCAACGTGACCTTCCCCGGCGTTTGGTGCACGAGCTCGGCGGGCGGCATCAACATCCGCGCGCGCGCGCCGGGCTACACGTTCTCCATCTCAACGAGCGCGAACCTCTCCGTCGCTCATGGCACGCCGAGCCTTTCCACGCCGGGCGCCGAAGGCGACTGGGAGATGATCGACACTATCTCGCCGGTGATGACCCAGGGCGCGCGCAACTGGATTCGCGACCTGGCATCGCAACTCCACCAAGCGGGCATCCCAGCGAGCTTCGCCTTCTCTATGGAGTGCTACCGGCCTCCGACGGCGATGGCCGCGCGCTACTGGGACGGCGCGCCCGTGGATCTTCCCGTGCCCTCCACGCAGATGCACTTCGGCTCGCGCGTCCGGGCGTACCTGAAGCAGATGTACAAGGAGTGCGCCGATCAGCTCGCCGCCGCCGGGCTGCCGATCGTGCTTCAGTTCGGCGAGACGCAGTGGTGGTACTTCCCGAACGACTCCGGGATGCCCTTCTATGACGACGGGACGAAGGCCGACTTCTTGGCCCGCTTCGGCCGCCCCATGCACCGCTTCCTCGCCAATACCGACAATCCCGCCAACGATCAGCTGACCGCCGACTTCCTGCGCGATCGCATCTGGGAGTACTGCTCCGAAGTCATCGACTATGTGCGCCGTTATCATCCGTCCGCCGTCTTCGAGTGCCTCTGGCCGCTCGACGCCAATCAGGGCAAGTCCGCGCCGAACGCCGGCTTCCGCCGCCTGAACATGCACGTCAACCTGCCGGACCAGTGGAAGACCTCCAGCTACGGCGTGAAGTACTTCCGCGCGGAAGGCTTCGATTACGAAGTACGGCAGAAGAGCGCCGTCCTCATGAAGCAGACGATGCGCTTCCCGCAGGGGCTGGGTCGTCCGGGCGATGAGTGTATGTACCTGGCGGGGATCTTCGGTACGGCTGACCCGCCATATCTCCGGGCCTACTCGATGTGGAAGCAGACCGACATCGGTTCGCTGTGCTTCTGGGCTTTCGATCAGTTCTGCCTGAACAGCAGGCCGGTGCCGTTGACGGCGCTCACTGGGAGAGTGCCACAGAGCGCGATCTACCACAAGCCGCGGGCGGTGCGCGCGGAGCCCGTCGTAATCGCCGTGCCGTTCGCCCCGCCTGCAGACGGGGCCCTCAACCGCTTCCCCTGCAACCGCCGAGGACTCAATGGCTAAGTTTCCAACCGCGTTCGACGACGCATCGAGCCTGTTCGCCCCCGTCGATGCCTTCCAGTCGAAGCCGCTCGAGACCACGGCGACCAATGGCATCGGCGCGGGCGACTCGACCATCAGCGTCGAATCCACGTCGGTGGGCTTCGCCGACACCTACGGCATCCTCTCAATCGACGACGAACTGATCGTCTATACGGCCAAGACCGCGACCCAGTTCACCGGCTGCATCCGCGGCGCCTTCGGGACCGTTGCCGCCGTTCACCAGACCGGCTCCACGGTCCGGGCCAACATGGTCTCCGGCTTCTTGACCGCGCTCCAGTCCGCGGTCCTCGCCATCGAGAACGAAATCGGCACGGCGGCCGCGCGCAACTACGTCCGCGCTGCCGGCGACCAGGTCCTGACCGGCAACAAGACGTTTCAGGATGGCGCGCAGTTCGGAACCGGGGAGAAGTCCGGCACGGGCCTCGTCCGCCTACCCAACGCCGGCGCGGTGAAGTGGCGGAAGGCCGACGACTCAGGTGACCTCGGGGTGGCTCTGAACACACAGAACCATCTCGCCATGGACGCTATCGTAGACTTCGCGCCCGGGCAGACCTTCGGGACGTTCTCCTACCCGGACGCCGGCTACGCGAGCAAGGGCATCGTGCAGGTCGATCCGGCCGGCGGCCTGGCCGTCGAGTCAGGTGTACTGTCGCTGCCTGCCTCCGGCGCCTCGCCGGGCACGTATCCGAAGGTCACGGTGGATGCGAAGGGACGCGTTACGGCGGGTGCCAGCCTCGTGGCGGCCGACCTTCCGGGCCACACCCACACTGCCACCGACATCGTGAGCGGCGAACTGCCCCACAAAATCCAGCACAACGGCGCCGATGTTGGAACACGCCGTGCCCTCAACCTCATCGAAGGTTCGCGGGTGACACTCAGCGCGGCCGACGATCCGACCAACGACCGTGTCAGCGTCGTCGTGAACGCCGCACCGCCCGTCGCCGGCGAGATCACGAACGCCCTCGGCTATGTCCCGGCGGACTTGGCCGGCGACCACTTCACCGGCCCCATCGACTGCGGCCCGCACCAGACCATCGGCGGCCCGCTGGAGAACATGGCGAAGCACTCCGAGAACTTCGCCGCGGCGGCCTGGGACAAGAACGGCGGCTCATGCACGGTCACCGCGAACGCCATCATCGCCCCGGACGGCAACCAGACTGCCGATGTGATCACCGCCGTCTCCACGACGCCTGTCATTCAGCAGCAGGTTGCCGGCCTCGCCGACGGCGGCACCCACACCTTCTACGTCTGGGCCCGCGTCCCCTCCGGTATGCGCAAAGTCTCGCTGGCGATCGTCAACAACGCCTACGCCGTCTACCTGGCCGGGCCCACGCAGGTGACGCTGACGACCTCTTGGCAGCGATTCAAGATCACCGGCACCCTTGCGAACGGCCAGGCTGGCCTCTGGATCGTGGTCCGCCAATACGCCGGCAACGGCGACGATTGGACCACCGGCGATATCCACCTCTGGGGCGCCTGCCTACAACAGGGTGAGGATCCACAGGCCGCCTACGCCCGGACCTGGACTTCGCAGACCCCGCACATCGCCTCCGGGATCGCCGCCGGCCCAACCATCATGGCTGCGCCCGACTCCACCACCTCCCCCCTCAAGATCCACGGCCCCGGCTCCAACCTCTCCGACAGCATCCTCCTCGAACTCACCGCCAACGGGGAACTTACCCTCGCGGGCGGCTCTGGCAGCGGCTACCGCTTTGCTGAACTAGTGAATGCCAGCAATCCTTCGGGATGGTCTGGCTTAATCAGAGTGAAAAACCCCGCCGGAACGACGGCGGGGTACATTCTGCTCTATTCCAACCCGTGATGGACAGACACCGGATGGGGATTCGGCCGACTGCGGTCCGAACGTGTAGCTGTTCTTGTATTCCACCCGCCACACGAATTTCAGCTTATTGCCACTCGGCAAGATGCCATGTGCGCTTGCCTTTTCGGATCGCGGCGAACCTCCCATGAACGAGCCGTTCAGTCGTGACCGTAGAGCTCGGACCGCAAGTCCCGCCATTCACGGTCACCGCTCCTGCATTGAGAAGTTCCCGAGCCTCTCTTTTGCTCTCGCACAGAGCCGTCTGACAAAGAAGCTCCACCACTCCGAGTGGCGCTTTCGCAAGCTCGCCCATCGACAGAACAGTTCGCGGAACGCCCGCGAGCGCTTCCATGAGCATGTTGCCGCGAAGCTCATCGAACCTGCCGTAGAACAGCGCCGCTGCAGCTTCCTCTACTTCGCGCATCTTCACTTCTCCGTGGATGAAACTAGTCAGATGGCGCGCCAGCGCGCGCTGCGCTTCGCGGGCTCCCGGATTGGCAGCATGCTCCTGCTCGATTGCCAGGATTTGTGTCACGGACAGGAATGTCAGGAACCGGAGCAGCTTTCCGACTTCTGCGTCGCCCACATTCAGGAAAAACTGGTAGAAGGCGTAAGCCGAGGTCAAGTCAGCTGAAAGCCAGACTGGTCCCGCTTCCGTCTTCCCGAATTTCGTGCCGTCCGCCTTGGTCACCAGCGGGCAGGTCAACCCGTATACTGTTGCGCGAGACGTCCGCCGCACCAGGTCCACACCTGAAAGAATATTGCTCCATTGGTCAGAACCGCCGAGTTGGACCGTGACGCCATGGGCCTTTTGGAGGTGCTGAAAATCGAGGGCTTGGAATACGCCATAGAAGAACTCGGTTAACGATAACCCTTGCTGCCGACTTAGCCGGTCTTTAACCGCATCCCGCTGAATCATTTCGTTCACAGAGAAGTGCTTGCCGGTATCACGAAGTGCCTGTATCAAAGTGACATTCGACAACCAATCGAGATTGTCCACGATGATTGCGTCATTCCTTTTGCCGTCGCCGAATCTCAGCAACCGCTCGAACAGCGCTCGCTGACGCGTCTTGTTCTTCTCGATGACCGCGAGGTCGAGTAGAGGCCTCTCGGAAGACTTGCCCGAAGGATCACCGATTTGGCCTGTGGCCCCGCCCAGAACGACAACGGGGGTGTGACCGGCCTGCTGGAAACGCGCTTGGATCAGAACCGGGACGAGATTACCCACCTGGAGCGAAGGACCGGTAGGATCATATCCGCAGTAGATCGCCCGCGGCATATCGAGGTGTTCTCGCAGACCCTCGATGTCAGTGGACTGGTAGACCAGACCGCGTTCGGTCAGTTCATCAAGAATATTTCGCGACATTTTCAAGTGCTTCCTTTCCCAAGAATTTGGTGGGCACGGAAGGATTCGAACCTTCGAAGGCATGATGCCGGCGGATTTACAGTCCGCGCCGTTGTCCACTTCGGTTACGTGCCCGAAAACTCCTATCACGATCGAGTGGCGATTTTCGCGAGAGACTCGGCCTTCTGAAATACGTTGTCGCCTTTGAGCTGGCCGAAGTTATTCTCATAAGCATCCGTGATAAGGCTTACCCGGGATGCCAGACTTCGCACGGCTTTGGCAGAACGTCTTGCTTCCGAGACTTGGCCCTCATACTCAAGGGTCGCGTTCGGCCCCGTCAGCATGAAACGATCTTCTGGCGCGGCGATTTCCGTATATGGCACAGCTTTGGGCCGATCGCCGCGTAGTGTGAAGCCGGGGCGCGTATAGATCCCGCCGAACTTGGTCTGCAACTGACGTGCACGCAAATCAGTGGCCGGCTCGTGGAAGCGTCCTTCATCCACGGAGGGCGTCGGCGATGTTGACCAACCCAGCTTCAGGCAGTTGTTCGAAGCCATGTAGGCGCTGTCGGCCATGCCCCGCAGCAAATACGGCGGCAGGCCGGGCTCCAGGTTCCGCTCCCAGCCCTGCGCGAGTGCGTGATATTCCTCGAACAAGGGCTGGCCGCTCAGCGTCGAAGCCAGGAACACGTGGCATCTGACGCCGAAGTTGTTGAAGATCTTCTTCAGGTCGCGCATGAGTCGTTCAGCTCTGAGTTGAACATTGCATTCATCCCCCCCAGTCGTGAGAGCATGCGCGTCAGCGATCAGCAAGTCGGTTTCGCATCGGAGTTGGCGGCCAAGGACCGCCATCCCGAGGATCATCTCAAGCGCGTCGAACGGGAGTCCGTTGTCGGACATACAGCCGAATCCCGCCCATACGCTTTTCCAGCGGTGAGGCGCTGTGATAGGAGGAACTTCGGCGTGAAAAATCGGTGAGGAACTCTGCAGTTCCCCAAAGATCGGCTGGCCGAAGGAGTCCTCGACGAGGGGTTCCGAATACCAGTCCGGATCGGACGCAGGCGGGTTCGTTTCGTTGGGCTTGCCGGTCGTGCGCTCATCTTCGCGCTCTTCGACTGCGGCTGGATACGCAAGGTCTTTCGCGGAGTTCATGGCCCGATGTTGAACCCTGTCGGATTCAGGG